TCTTTATGGGTCTGTCGCCGGCCGACGTCACCACCGAGAGTGTCAGCAGCGCGTCAGGCGCCTCTCTGCGGGTCCGTAAGGAAGGCCAGCGCAAGGAAGCGAACGCGCAGCAACCATCGTTCCGCGCGTCGGATCAGCTGACATTAGCAAGCAGCGCCCGCCTATTAAACGCATTCCATCCCAGCCGGCCCAACTTCCCCGAAGACCGGGATGCGTACGACATTGGATACTACGAGCCCGACCTGAGCCCCGACGAGGTCAAGGCCCGCACCGAGCGGGCAAAGCAGATGAAAGAGCTTGGGGTAGCCAACAGGGTTGATCTGCTCCGGGTGTTCCATCCGGAGATGAGCCGCGCCGCCGCCAAACAGCACATCGTCATGCTTGCCACGGAAGAGGCAGAGATGGACGACGAGATCGCCGAGGCGGTTGGCGAAGAAGTCACCCCCGACGAGGATCGGGCCGACCTTGAAGACCGGATCGAGATGGCCGCGTCCGACCTCGAAGACGCAGAGGACGCGCTACAAGACCTGATCTCCGCACTGCCTGAAAACCTGCGCGGGCGCGCTGAGCGATTACTGGAAGCACTGTCCGACGCAGCCGACGCGCTTACAGACGACGACGGGCGAGACGGCCCGCCGGACGAAGGGGAGGAGTAATGGCTTACAAGCGCAAGGCGCCCAAGTCTGACACTCCAGCAAAGCCAAGCGAGCGACGCCGAGGCAGCCGCCGCAACCGCAAGGGCAGCGCGTCAAGCGGATCGGGGCGGGTCACCTTCGGAGAGGCGACCACCAAGTCTCTCCGAGACAAGGTCCGCGAGCACAACGAGAAGCACGGCGACAACAAGGCAAAGCGGGTATCTCTGGGGATGCTTAAGGCGGTCTATCGCCGCGGGGCTGGGGCCTTCAGCACCAGCCACAGCCCCAAGGTCAAGAGCCGCGAACAATGGGCCATGGCTCGGGTAAATGCATTCCTGGTGATTGTCCGCACCGGCAGGCCGCGCAATGCAAAGTACACCGGCGATAATGACTTGCTGCCCCGTGACCATCCCCGCAAGTCCGGACGGAGAAAGCGCTAATGCCCTGGCGATCCACCCGTCCACCATCCGCAGCCGCCCGCGCCGCTTCAAAGGCGCTGAACATGCGGGAGAAGCAAGCCGCCTCCAACCGGGGCGGAACGGCTGTCGGTATCGCCAGGGCCCGCCAGTTCAAGAACCGCGAGCGGATGAGCATTGCCGTGATTAAACGCATCTTGAGCTTCTTTGCACGGCACGAAAAGAGCCCAGGCAGCGCAAAGAACCGGCGAGACCCGACCAGCAAGGCCGCGCAAGCCTGGGGCCTCTGGGGCGGCAACTCTGGCCGCGCATGGGCTCGTAAGCAACTCGAAAGTTACGAGAAGTACAAGCGTTCCCGTTCCAAGAACTGACACGGAGGCATGTCAGATGAGCGACCCCACCAACCAGCAGAACCCGCCACCCCAGCCCTCGGCGCCCGGTTACCAAAGCCCAGCGCCGGCACAGGACAACATGGTCCCCTCTTTCCGTCTGCGTGAAGAGACGGAGAAGCGCCGCGCGCTTGAATCCCAGCTCAACGAGTTGCGGGGCAAGTACGACACCGAGGTCAAGGACTGGCAGTCCAAACACAGCCGCCTTCAGTCCAAGCAGGCGCAAGACCTCCACCTCCTGGCACTGGCCCGCGATATGCCTGGACTGGCACACGAGCGGGTTCGATCGCTGGTGCGGCGGGAGTATGCAGACCACATTCGAGACCTGCCCGCCGAGGGTCGGCCCGACTTCTCAACGTGGGTGAAGGCGGCGATGGAGGTTGGCGATCCGATCCTCGCCCCGCACTTCAAGAAGGCCGAGGCCCCGCAGCCCCAGACCGATCCGCGTATCGAGCAGATCCAGCAGATATTAAGCGGGGATGATGCAAGCATCGACGCTATCCGCGCCTTGTTCGATGACGGCAGAGGCGGGGGAGATCAGCCGGTTGACCCAGCAACGGCGTTGGTAGATACGCTGGTGCAGCAGATTGCCGGACGCCTCGGCCTCACTGATCAGCAGGGCGGCGAGGGACGGCGCCGAGAGCCGTTTAACCCCACCCCGCCCAGCGGCGGCCCGGGTGACGCGGTGAGCTACACGGACGCCGAGATCGCCCGCATCGCGGCAGACCCGAAGCTGTGGGCGAAGCACAAGGACCAGATCCGCGCGCACTATGCTAAGCAGGGCTACAACATTGGCAACGGCAAGAACAAGTACAGCCGCCGCTGATTGCGGGTTGCAACACGTCGCGACGTATTGACACGGGTACGCCCATCCTTTAGGGTGTACCCAATACACTACGGTACCTGTCCGACATCAGGTAAGACATTCCCACGGTGCTCCCTCCGACAGCGGGAGAAGGCATTGAGCCGACCTCAACCCTTCTCATCGGAGAGCCACCATGGCCAACGAGCTTACCCTTAACGATCTGGCCGGAAACGCCGGCCTTGCGCACGTTGTTGCGGCGCCGGCCCGCGCCCTGCTGTATGACCCTACCGACCTGCGGCAGGCGCTTACCAGGATGCCGTTCACGCCGAACGCAGGCAGCGCCACCACCAAGACCGCCCAGTATACCAAGGGTAAGGCGTTCGCCACGATGGCGAGCGAGATCAGCTTTACCGGCGCCAATACCGACATCGGCGATAGCTCGTTTGATCTGACCGTCGCGCGCCGGGTGCTGAAGTACCAGATGAGTGAACTGTGGCGCCTGACCGGGATCTCTGGGGTCATCGACCCAGATCAGATCGCAGAGATCATCTTTGAGGCCAGCGGTATCACGATTACCGATATGGCCTGTGCCACCTTCGGCAGCTTCACCGCCACCGCCGGTGACATCGCCGCCGCCAACAGCGTTGATGCTCTGTTTGATGGCATGTTCGCCCTGAACAACGCCCGCGCCACTGGTAACTACACCACCGTTCAGCACCCTAACCAGTTCAACGAGCTGGTAACCTCGGTGCGTGGTGAAACCGGCGTCCTTCAGTTTCAGAGCGCGTCTGAGCTGGCGGACATCGCCCGCGCGAAGGGCGCCGGCTTCAAGGGTCGTATTCTCAATATCGATATCTTCGATAGTGACAGCGTCAGCCAAGACGGCGGCAGCACCTACTATCAGGGCGCGATGTTTGACACGGGGGCGATCCAGTACCAGGAGGCGCCCACCTCGCAAATGCCCCCGATGGTCGCTGCTAACCTCGTCGTTATTGACGCTGGCGTTGTCCGGCTGGTCTTCGAGTACGACTCCGAAAACGGGCTTACCAAGATGGTCGGCGACTACTTCCCGGCGGTCTCCATCGGCGAGAACGCGCGCGGTGTCATGATGCGTAGCGCGTCCTGATCCGGCCCTGCCCGACGGACCCCTCTACCCGCTGGGCGCTTTTGATTCTGCTCTACCCACCGCCATTGCAGGAGGCAGCCATGGCACACCATCCCAGCCAGTCCCGATCCCTTGGGGCGCTCAACATCCCCGCCCCGCGCACCCGGCAGCGGCAGGCCGTTTTGCCAAACCGCAACGAGGCGCACACGCCGCCAAACGATGAGTTTCGGTTTGTCCACTACGGTGGATGGGACTTTTGCGAGGGCGAAACCGCCGAGCAAGATCAATGGCTCCCGTTCCTCAACGAGGTTTCTTACAAGGCGGGTGTCAACGGCGTAGCGTCCGTCATCGACAGCAACGGGAGAGACACGGGGAGAGTCGATCCCGCCTCGCTTCAGGCGTCGGTCCTGCGCCAGAAGGGCATCCTCATTCAGCCCGACGATCCGAAGCTCAACGGCTTCTATCAGGCCATGCGCTACCCGCCAGAGCGATGGACCTATCTCGGTTTCATGCCCATCGCTGGCGGTGGCGTGCACTGGGTCACGCAGTGGACTCGCTTTCAGAGCACGCTGAACGGTCGCAAGGCCATCAAGCGGCCGGACCGCGCGACCCACAACCGCTTCAAGCGGTATTTGTATGAAAACGGCATCATCGCCCCGATGGGCGAGGAGATCCTTGAAGAGGCCATTGGCCAGATTCAAGGCAGGCTGCGGGTTGCTCGCCAGTACGTCTCTCGCTCCAAGTCCAGCCTTAACGACATGGCAGCCCGCGAGCAGCAGGCCACAGAGCGCATCATGCGGATGCAAGCAGCGTATGATCGTCAGTTCGGCGGTATGGAGGACCTCGCCGCCGGTCCGCTGCTGTCTCCAGCTCCGGCCACCCCGTCCGCCGCGCCTATTGATTCGCTGATCCCGCCCGGCGAGACTGTCCCTGCCTCGGCGGCTATCGCCACCGACACCCCGCCGGGTGGAGATCAGCCCCCCAAGCGCTCCCTGCGCAGCAAGAACAAGAAGTGAGGCCCTGATGAGCAACACCGGCAAGATCACCAGCGGCGAAACGCAGGGGTTCCGCGAGCGCGTGCGGCGGATGGAGGGCGACCTGCGAAAGCGGGGTATGTCCTCTGACCGTGCCCGCAGCGAGGCCATTAAGGCCGCCAACCGCGCCGACCGGCGCAAGTACAAGCCCCGCGACTGAGCGGGCCCACAGCCCACACGGAGGCCCGACACGGGCCGGTGTTGGCGACAACCAACGGAGTGTGAAACCATGGCCCTACCCCTGAAGACAAAAAGCCATCTGGCCGCGAAGACAGCGCAGCAGATCCGCAAGCCCCTTGAAGTGCGCGGCCCTATCTCCGCGCTCGCCGGCTCCAGCCTCGCCTATAGTGAGTGGATGGAGGACTTCTTCCCCGCATCGGGTGGCAGCCTGCTTGCACCGCTGACGACCACGAAGAGCGGAAGTAATAGCGTTGACGGCGCGTTTGTCGACGACGCAGACGGCGGCGTATTTGCGATCACCACTACCACCAACAACGAGGCCCAGACCAACCGGCTTGACTTCGGGGACCAGCTCGTCTTTGACATCGCCAAGATCCGAAGCGTTGAGTTTCGTTTGAAAGCTGACCTGGACGCTACCGGGACCTCCAACACGCTGGGCACCGGAGACAACATTGTCTTTGGTGTCGCGGCAGATCACAATGCCACGCTCGACAGCAACACGCTACACGCATGGTTTCGGGTGATCGGCGATGCGGATGGGGATCTTGACATCCTTTGGGAGTCTGACGACGGCACCACGGACGACGACGACAACGACACCGGAAAAGACTTGCCCGAGGGGCAATACTTCTACGCCGCCATCGACTTCACCAACGGTCTCGGCGCGGTGCAATTCCTGCTGAGTGTCGGCGCCAGTGACGCCGCCGTCCCCCAATACTCGGTGGTCGGAGAGGCGAGCATGTCTGATGCTTCGGGCAATGTTCAGCCCTATATCTTCCTGAGTAAGGCAGCCGCCGCCAACGAGGATCACACCCTCAGTATTGACGCCGTGCGCGTCGTCTACGGGCGCTGATCGATGCCGCGCACCCGCTACAGTTTCCGCTACCCGAACGGACCCGCCGAGATTCAGCGCGGCGTGGACAGTGAGGCGTTCGTGAACGTGCAGCACAACGGGAGCGCGGCAACTATCACGGCGGCTACGTACAGCCTGTACGACGACGGCGGTACGGCGATCGTCGATGCGCAGGCCGCCACGGTGAGCGGCGGGAATGTGACCTACACCATCCCCGCCGCCTCCACCACCGGCAAAGACCCGTCCGACCGCTGGCGCGAAGTGTGGTCACTCACCATCGACAGCGAGACCTACACCGGCCGCAATACTGCCGCCCTGGTGCTGTACCCATTCCAGCCGGTGATCGGGCAGAGCGACCTTGAAGACCTCTCCCGAGACTTCGCAAACGTTGATCTGACCCCGATCGGGCTAAGCAGCTATCAGAGCTACATTGACGAGGCCACCCGCCAGATTCGAACTCGATTGCTCCAGCAAGACCGGCGCCCGTGGCTAATCGTGAACCCGTGGTCGCTGCGGACTGCGCACCTCTACCTGACAGCTGCGATCATCTGCCGTGACTTCCGCACGCTAATGCGGGGTAGCAAGTGGGATGCACTGTACGACGACTACAAGGAGCTGTATGACTCGGAGTGGGGACGCCTCGTCTTCGAGTACGACATCGACAACGATGGCGAGAGCGACGGCCCCGAGAGCGCGGTCGGTGTGTTGTGGGTGTCGGGCAATAATCCCAGTCTGGGTTGGGACGCATGAGCGGTCCCGCGACCACAACGCCCGCCGCGATAATTTCGGCGCTGCACACCGCGTTAGAAGCGGCCGGGATGACTGCCGCGGCGTCTCCCACGTCCATTGTTACGCAGCCTGACGGCGCAGTACACCGCAACTTTGTGTGTCTGCCGCAGCGAGGATCGCGTCACTCTGGAAGAGACCAGCGCCGGGAAACGCTAACGACTCGGCGCGTGTTGACAGTCGCAATCGAGCTGGGCCACGACATCAGCCCGAAGCGTGGCCAGCAAGCCACCCCGCAGACTCAAGCCCTCACCGACGAGGCCGCAGCGATCCGCGCAGTGTACGGGCTGCGGCCCACGCTGCCGGTCCTCCCGTTCGCCACCAACATCGCCTATCGGCGTGATGAGGACTACCTGATTACGACGTTAACCGCTGAGATTCACTACGACCTGAGCTTGACTGCATGATCTACCTGCCTATCCCTCTCAGCTCTGCCCGCGCCGCCGTGATCCAGCACCACGGCCGGGAGCGTGCATTGACAGCGCAGGAGGTATCTGTGGTGGACTTCTACGCGGACATGTTGATCGAGTTCATCCAAGAACGATGGCCGGTCAAGACCGGGCGCAGCCGTGACGCATGGCGCCACCTCGTGAACCCGTCGGGCTACCGGCTGATCCTGATCAACGACGCGGCCGACGAATACGGCGAATACGCTGAATTTGTTCACTACGCCGGCAACCCGATCCCGCTAATAGATTCGATGGTCAGAGACGCTATCGCCCTCTTTCGAGACGGGCTAAACGCTGCGCTGGATATCGCCATCCAGCGCACCGAGATCAACCGCCAGAGCGGGCCGGGTGTGATGCTGGGGAACCTGCGCCTGTTGACCGGGGGTGCCCGGTGAGCGTCAGGATTACCGGCTTGCGAGAGCTACAGGAGCGCCTGCGCACGGTCTCGCCTGACCTGACCTCCCGGCGCCGCGTGCAAGAGGGGCAAGAGATCGTCGGGGAGGCAGAGGCCATTAGTCCCCGAGACACCAACAACTTTGCGGATAGTTGGGACTTCAGCGCCCCTCGCACGTCTCACACCCTGCAAGTGACCAACGATGCCCGAGACCCACAGGGGCGCCCGTACGCTGAGTTTGTCCACCCCAAGGGCAAGCGCAAGACCACAGCCGAGACCGTTCGTGAATTCGCTTTGCAGCGCCAGCCACAGCTCGCCGAAGACCTTTCACAGATCGTCTCAGACCACCTCAACGGAGAATAGATCATGTCCTCCTTCCGCGGCAGACTTGAAATCAAGTTGGCGTATATCGAGATCCTCAACGCGAGCGGTGGCAACGGTGTGGGTGGCCCAAACGTCATGCGCATTAGCGAACTTGACACGTTCTTTGATGCGCTCGAAGACAGCGGATCTGACAGCCTCGTGGCCTACCTGGACACTCAATCGGGCGTTGGTGCGAGCCAAGACACCGACTACGACCTAATCGGCTCGTTGACGGATCGGGAGTCGCAGACGCTCAACTTCGAAGAGGTCTATTGGGTCATCGTCTACAACCGGACCGCGACCTATCCGATCCTCATCGGCCCGCACCCGACCACCAACGGATTCGGCGTGCTCAACAGCAATCAAGGCTTTTGGAACGCCGCCGCCGATAAGAGCGTAGTACCCACCAACAGCCTCCGGATCTTCCACTCCTCTGCTGGTGTGCCTGCCTCTGCGGGCTCCACTGACGTACTGCGCGTCTCCACCATCTCCGGTTCATCTGCCAACGGCTTCAGCGTGCTCATTATCGGCCGCGACAACGGCTGACCCCACCCCTACCTGAGAGGCTCACATGGCCAATCCCTCCAACATCGTAAAGAGCGGACGTGACGCGCTCGTACGCTTCTTTGACGTGGGCGGCTACGGCGGGGCTAACGTCTATGACGCCGTCGCTGCAAGCGCCTGCTACATCAACGGTGATATCTCTGGCAACTTAGGCGCCAAGCCTGAAATGCTGGATCAGTACGTCCGCGGCAAGTGGCTGGGCACGCGCAAGGGCAACGATCCGATCATTGAGATCACCTTCAGCTTTCCCTTGTTCCAATTCCTCAACTCTACCCATCCTGTTCTGATTGACGTAATGGACGGAAGCGGGTTCATCGGTTCCACGTGGACGAAGTTTGATCCCCGCATTGAACACTGGAACACCGGATTTCGTTGGACGATCTCCAACAGCAACGACGCGGCGGTACACTACTACGACTTTCCGGGTACCGTCTGGACCTGGGATTCTGCGGAGACCGAAAACGGGCTTGATATCATCACCGCCACCGGCCGCGTCGCGGACTTCCGCGCTATTACCAAGTCGGGCCCCACGGGCACATTTACCCTGGGCTGATTCAACCGCACACCCATTGAAGAGGCATCAATGGACACCCTGACCCTGACCCTGGCAGACGGCGACACCGTCACCTTTACCCCACGGCTCCCGGGGCTCTATGCCCTGCGACAGGATCTTGTCATTGCCGCAACGCAGGGGGACAACCCTGTGAACCGCGGACGCGGTCTGCTGGCGGCGCTCGCGGCGGTCATCGCCACGCAGCGCGCAACCACCGAGCAAGGGCGAGCCCTGCCGCCCATCCCGCCTTACACCGGGGAGCCCTACAAGTACGCGGCCCAGGCCGGGGAGTACCTCTATGGCGAGTGGGGCGTCAAGGTTGACGAGGGGTTTTGGCGCACCTGCCACCGGGTTGGGGCATGGATTAATGGCTCGCTGCTGCGTGCCTCGGAGGTCAAGCGGCACGAGGATTTTACCTGAGCGAGCGGGGCGCGGTTGATCGGGCCTTCCTGATGATGGAGACGGACCGATTCGATCGGGGCGAGATCCTGTCCTTGACCCGCGAAGAGCAGGAGATGTGCCTTGCTCGCTACAATGTCAGGCAACGTCTGATCCGAGGCGAGCCTGCCAAGACCGAAAAGACCACCCGCACCCGAGAGCAGAAAATGGCTGACCTGAGACAACGCATGGACCGACTCAGGAAGCAAACCGGAGTGGTGCCCCATGGCTGATCCGATCGTTCTCAGGTGGGAACAGGAGGGCCTGGGCGCCCTCTTGCGTGTATTTGAGCGGCTCGACAACAAGCTGGAAGACATCGGCAAAGAGACCGATGACACCGACAAGAAGACCAAGCAGTTTACCCGCACCACCAAAGGTCTGGGTACCGAAGCGCGCAAGACCGGGAAGGCAATGCGCGCTTTTGGCGATGCCTTCAGTGGCATCAACTCAGGCGCCGGGCGAGCCACCCGCACCGGCGGCCGGCTGCTTCAGGTCTTCGGCAATATCAGCGCTCTTGGAGCCGGCGGGGTTGCTTTTGCGGGCGTCACGGCGGGGGCTTTCGCGCTCAGTGGTGCAGTCGCCACGGGCGCCAAGGAGCTTGCGACCCTTGCAGCCAACGGGCGAGAGGCTGCGGAGGAACTCAAGCCGTTCTCTGACGCCGGCTTCTTTGCGGCGCTCGATGAGTCACAGCTCAGCCGGTTTGACCGTATAGGCGCCTCGTTTGATGCGATCAGCACCGCAACCAAGGGCGCCGGGCTGGCGCTGGCCAACGAGTTTGCGCCTGAGATTGAGGACGCCACAACGTTGGTTGTGGCCATGACGTTGGCCGTATCAGATAACGTTGAAACCATCGGGAATTATGTGCGGCGCGTCGGGCAGGCAGCGACCCGCACCGGGGAGTGGGTGCAGAGCCTCGGGGGGCTGGCCCGTTTGGGCCTCATCGCCGTCACGGGTGGATTGTCAGAGGCGGTCGTTGCGGTCGGTGAGTTTGCGGACGGACTGGACGACACCGGCGGCGCTGCTGGCGACTACATCGATCGGGCCCGCGCCCTCATCTCAGTACAGCAGGGCGTGAACAAGTCGTTCACTGAGGGTGTGGACATCTTCGGTGTCTGGGATGCACAAGCGGCGGCAGCTGCCGCGCAGTTTGACGCCTTCAGTGATACCCTTCCTGACATCGCGGTTGAGACTGAGAAGATCAACCGGGCTGCGCAAGCGCAGATTGAGACGCTCCAAGACACCGCCGCGCAGTACTCCAAGAACGAGCAACTACAGCAAGAAACCGCGCTCGCGATTCTGGCGATTGAAGAACGGGTCAGCCGGGACACCAACGCCCTACGCGAGCAAGCCCGCAAGGAAGACGCGGCGGCGTGGCGGGCAGACAATGAGGCTCGGATCGCCGAGATTGAGGCC